TACGTCGTGTAAATCTTATCGTGATGCAAGCGCTTACGAAAACCTTTGACATAAGTACCATGCAATTTCGTCTTTTTGCGATGAAGAAGAAGCTTCTTAATGAAATCCGAAACTCCTACCTCCCTCTCAAGTAACTGCTCAAGAACGTCAGCTTCCGTTGTTGTTACAATAATTCCTTCCTCAGCCAAATACCGAGTCACCTGCTGTGGAGATCTTGGATTGAGATTCTTGTCGGTAATTCTGCTGATTTCTAGTTCTAGATCGAATAGTTCTTTCTCGAATTCTTTTCCTAGATCTTCGCTGTAGTCACTGTCAAAGTTAATACCGGCACGTTCAAGATTCATAAGCGCGTTGGATGCACTAACGAGAAAGGAATGTTGCTTATGCTCACGCTCACCCATCTTACTGCTAAGGAACTTCCATAGATCATAAGTGTTGCATACATCATATGCGTTATACTTGTACAGCACGGGCTTTGGGATATCGCTGTAATCCTTGTGACCTCGAAGTAAGTATTTTTGTATCTCACGTTTCCAGTCTGGGGAGCCCAAATGTTCAATAGAAAGCTTTTCAAGACTGTGTAAACCTGGTCTTTCATCCAGGCAGTATGACGCTAACATGGTATCGAACCATAGTTCAAGTGGTCCTAGAGTTGGGAATAATCCTGCCAGGTCAAATTTACCATTATGGGCGATAATTTTCCTGTTTTTGAGGAGATCGCGGAGAGCAATCTGAACTTTTGTTTCATGAAGTCCACTTCCACCGAATACCACTGCTTTCCCTTGCGCGTATGAAATACCCACGCAGAGTAGATTGTATTGGTCTGGATGGACGTAAGAGATGTCTTTTTCAACGCCGCACTCAATGTCGATAACAAGAGGCCCCTGTACTGTTGCCAAGCGATCGATGGCCTGGCAAATGACCCCTCCATCTTCAAATACTCTGTAGTTTGGTTCAGTCCAATGTACATTGTCATTCGCCTTTAATTTTGCTAGATCCGAAACGAAAGATGGGAACGCATCTGGAGTTCTCAAACAGTACGCCGGATGCCATGTCGCCACAACCTTTATACGATCATCTTCTATGTAAGGTTTGGCTGGACCAACTCGAAGATTTGAGATTTTCCGTTTCGGATCGATTAACGCACCTGCGGCCGTACCGCCCACCGCAATAATCGATTCAACTCCACTTGATGCAATCTCAGCGTCTAGGCGAGGCTTACAGGCGGCGATAGCTGCCTTTGGAGGATCGTCATTATTCTCCGGCCTGCAAAGGCAAACATTACTTACCATAACCTCTGAACGTTGATAGCCATGATGAGTTAACACCTGATCTAGCAAGCGTCCAGATGGCCCGGTGAATGGTATGCCACGCGCAGCTTCGTATGCTCCTGGCGCCTCACCTATAACAGCAAGTTTGGCTACCGGGTGTAGATTCTGCGTCGGCACGAAAGGTTCGTATTGAAAAGGACATTCTTCACAACGGGCTAGGGGATGTTTTCTCACTAGGAGCACCATATTTTCTTAGAGTGGCTACTATCTTTTTATTAAAAGTAATTGATATGGTGCAACAAGGATAACGTAATGAATCCAGCAAGAAGTATTTTTTCTTTGAGAATTCTTAGATTGCGTGAATGTTTTCCAAGACGAAAGTATTTCATCCAGTATGGAGTATCTAGCATCACGCCACCACCGGGCATTAATGCATATGCGTGCGTTGACATCTATACTCCTACCTTTTCGGCGCTTGCTCCATAAAACACATCACTTTTTGTTATTAGATCAACCTCCACCCACACAATATCATCTCCATTAGCAAATACTTCACAAAGAGTATTTGCTATAACTCTTGGGAGATCGGAAAGTGGTTTATCCATATTGTTGAGAATTATGGCATCTGTCGAATCTTTTAATTCTTTTGGATCTAGTGAGAACTTGTCTAAAGGACCGTGAACTTTTACTATTATGTTGTGGTTTCCACTTGTTCTTCTTACACCAAGGTAAGACATCACAATACCTCTATATATCGAGATTGTCCAGCAATCTGAATCGCAACTACTAATTTGCGTTGCGTCATCGTGCTGAATATCAATTCAGCTTTCTTTGAATCCATTCGGAAATGCTTCATAATATCGGACCTTGCTAGTCCATTCTCCTTCGATGAATTTATCAACTTAAGTATTTGATCGATCAATCTTTCGTCTTGACTCTTACCAATACCACTTACCACATCAGTCACATATGTTCGCCAGTGCTGAGAATAGTATATGGCATGGTTAATGTCGTCAGGTGAAACTGTTATTTCCTCTCTTCTCTGCATCGATCCTGCAATAAGAATTGCAGCTTTGAGTGTAGACTTTGAGAGTCTATCATAAACCGGAGTCAAGTGTGCTAGACCACTGTCTAGTGCGGTGTTTATCATTAGTGTTTCAAATTCATTATATCTAGCCCACGCCTCGTCTGTTAAACGAACATCGAATTGTGGCCTCATTGATCCAGCAAAGGTTCCATCTGACATAGAAACAGATCGTGGACCTGTGTAATGAACAAGAATGTCCATCAACTCGTTCTTAATAACTTCTCTTGCTTCTGTATGTATTGGTCTGGGTGGACCTACTGGACGTATATTAGTAATGTCCGGCTCTGCTGTTATGATTACAAATCTAGGAATGAAACCGCTATTGATGTGTTCTTCGCTCAATAACATTTCTGTCTTTGTCTTGATTCCACCAGCATAGATTATAAATCGTGGACTCTTGACATGTATCTCTTCCTTACGGAGAAGACGTTTTAGATCCTTACCATCATATAATTTTGCAAAGGCTTCCGACATGCCAGCCATATAGTCTTTATGTGATATAGCTTCTAGTAGGCCAGTGAACTCGTCACGATGATAAATCGATGATCTCTTCTCTCTATCTTTTAAGGCACTCATGATGCCTTCGTATGATCCATCAGTAGCTAGTATCGCGCCTGGGTCCGTGTCCATTATTAGGTCCATAGCAAGGTCCATTGCTGTTGTTTTTCTCGTTAAGGTTGTACCAGCGAGAAGCATAAACCACATATTAGGAATTACATTTCCGAATGATGTAGGTAGCATGACTGTGTTTGAAAGCGTTGAACTAAGTAAAATGAATGCACTTGCTTGATGATATTGAATTGATGCGTCCGTTGCATTCGAAGCCCATTTTATATATCGTTCAACAAATGTTTCTCTCGCTTGAATCTTTTCAATTTGTTCTTTTGTTAAGAAATCTGGAATTGAAGATGTTGGTGCTGTTATAAGATTGTGTTGTTGTATATATTCTATAAATGCCTTTGATACTTCGGTCCATAGGCTTGCGTCCGGTCGTCCATCACGCTTGTACTTATTACAAGCCGCTCCTCTACATACTACAAATACTTCTTCTAAAGACATGCCAGCTTCTATGCAAAGTTTTTCAAGTTTCCACAGCTTGCCACTCCATTTTTCACCTTCTTCTTCTTCGTCCGGTGGTGCGCTATACAATCCAAAAGCTTGTGGATTAAGCGTGTACCTATATCTCTGTAAGATATTAGCTGGATCTTCTTTAGGTAGATCTGGAATCTCAGGAAGAGGTTGACTGTATTTCTTAAGCGCTTCATATGGTGGATAGACGTCAAATTCATCTACTCTAAACAGTGACATCACTGTTGTGATGACAACCACCAAAGGTGCAGTGCCTATGTCTCCATACTTATAGTTTGGAGTGTATGGCACTCTTAGAAGCTGGGTGAGATCCCATCCACTTTTATCCGCTCCTTGATCTGCATGAAAATATGCTATTCTCTGGCAGATCATTTGCGCCTCTAATGGATCAACTTCACCCTCTAAGCGCCAAAATGCTTGGAATCGTTCAGCGCTGCTCTGTACCACTATAGATGGTGGAATTTGCATATACTGAGGGTTGCACGTATCAAGGTCGGCCCACAGGGCCGTGCAGGTTTTGACGTTTTCCTTGACTCGTGGCCCTTTACCATCACTACGTCTATAGTGCTTATCTTTCAACAGTTGTGGACAGAAATATACGTGACATAGCTTTGTCGATCTTGAATCAACGGAATGACACATTTCATCTAGTTGGGATGGATAATGATAGTATTCCTCATCCATTTTCTTACTCAGGTGATCCTTAAAAGCTATACAGACCCAACCCTCACTGTGTTGAAATATAAGTTTAAAGAAATCACGCCGCCGTTCCTCAGTAAATTCTACTGCATCTCGGAAGGTGGCGTATGTTGACATAGACACCCCCTAAGATATGTTCGAGCAAGCCTACTATGAAAGTAGACTTGCTCGACGGGCGTGAGTTTACGGAAGAAGGGAAGTGTTACCAGTTTTGGGCTTTGCGTCAGCCGGGCGCTTGTAACCCTTTACCTCAAAGCGCTCCTGTAGATCTTGTCCGTCTTTGGTTTCAGCTGGACGCTTGTAACCCTTAACAATCACAGGTTTGCCAAATAGTGTATCAAGATTTGGTACAATCAGATCGCCCATGTTAACTTCGTGACCCAAAGCCTTTAGTAATTGAGACAATGAGTACAGGGCACCATCAAAAAGCATGACCGTAGCGTTGATAGAACTTCCCGCGTAAGGTCCTTCTTGTACAACGAATTGTACTTTCCAGTACGGCTTTCCCTTGTTGGGCTTATCTGGTCTAACTGTTTCAGTGCTTCCGTTAACAACATTACAGAAATATTCCCCGGATGGAAGCACATCTCTAACCTTAGATTCTGCTTCCTTACCAGTCATATTTACTTTAAGCGGGCTGCTCATTTGTCTTTAACCCCTTTACTGCTTTCCATATTACATTCATCGTTGGATTTGGAATCGTTAAAGGCAATAAGTCAGTTCGATCTTTTGCGACTTCTGATTCCGTGTTACCACATAGGAGAACTCTTATGTAAGATCCTGGATTGCTAGGCTCCTCCTTTGTGTACAAGTATGTAACGATGTCAAGGAAGCCGGCTACCTCGTCGGCAACCTTTCCGGAAAGGGATGGTTTACGTCTAATGGCCCCTGTGTTCATGTTTTTGTCCGTTTTACAAAGGGTAGTAAAGATTGTATTCATTGGCAAGTCTCTAAACAGTCGCACAAACTTGCGAGTCTGCTCAATGTTAATGTTCCACTCACGAATACCAGGAACGTCAGGGTCACGATCCTCGTACTGATTAACTAACTTCTTCATGACAGCATCCATGGAATTGCCACAGATCGTCACTTTGTCATTTCTACGCGTTACTATAAATCCTGATGGAACTGCTACACACCACACATCCCCATTATATTGCTCTGTTTTATAAGTTGTAAGCTTTCTCCACGTAGCTCTTACAAGATTTACTCTGTAAATAGTAGTTCTAGTTTCATCTATTGAAATACTGTTACTCCATCCTGTCACAGTGGCAATCGCAGAGATGGCATCAGCGTTCTCACGGTATGAAGTTCTATAGCAAAATGAACCTGATCCAGATGGTTGTGGAGTGCTATCCCAATATGGCATTTCTGACATTATTGCGTCTCTAGCGTCAGTAGACCAGAAGATGTGTTCAACTTTCCACATACGATTAGGCATAAATTTCATGATTGGCCATGGATTATCAACTAAAATATAAGTTCCTTCATCATTCCAATCTGGAGTCCTATAACTTAATCCACAATCTACAATAAGTTTCTTGAGCCTGTCAATTTTTTCTTGTTTCTTTATGTGAAACTTCATTCCATTATAATTCTTGTGACCATCGGCTGCCCAAGCTACTAACAACCTTGCCTGCTCAGGCGTTGGCCCACCAGTGGATTGTAACGTGCCTGATGTTGGTAGTTTCAGTCCACTCTTTAATTCATCTGCCCTACGAACCTTAAGAAATTTACCACTATAGGTATTAGTTAAAACACGGTGATTTGGAGTTATTAACAATCCTGATGACTTGGTTTGTATACTAATCATTTCGCCATCATGGTGATATTTAAATATTTTTAGTGGTTGCACAAATGAAATAAGTTCAGTTCCAATTTCATATTGTGCTATCAAGTCAACACCTTCTGCGAGTTCTGAAATGAGTTTCCATCCGTTTGGTGTCAATACCTCAGTGTCAGAAGCATAACACATCTTCTGGCATTCTGTCAAGCTGTCAATGACAATTGTTGAGAAGTCATGTAGTCCGGCGTATAGCTCATCATATACGAGAGATAGATCGGACCAGTTCTTGACACGTACAACTTCTACATTCGGAAACTTCTTGCGAATGGAAAGGGTTCCACCCTCGATGTCTATTATTAGTACCTTTCGCATTTCAGGTACTTCATCGGCTGAACCCGCGAGTGTTGTATTGTGTGTCACAATACAGTGTTCAGTTACATATGTCTTTGTTGGTGAGTCTACAGAAATACATACGACTTCTTTTTCTCCGGCAGGATTAATCTCCCTAACTATTCTGTTTGGAAGATACTTAGTTGGAGCAATGTACCCTTTACGAGACATGAATGGATAAATGTTCTCCGGAAGGCATAGACATATACGATGAGATGGTCTTCCAGTTCTTAGTTCTCCGTTATAAAAATATTTTGGTTCTTTTCTAATTGTTTTATAAGCAATCCCACCCAGACTTTGAATTAAGAATTCTATATCGTCTGCAAACCTAGCAGAACTCGTTGAGTAGCTTATAGATGATCCAATGTTATTTGGTCTAATTGTTAATTCACCATCTGTATCCATTAAACCTTGAAGGAGTAGGGTTCTATCTTCTATACTGGAAAATAGATAATCTTCCGGAATGAACTTATTATATGAATGAAGACCATGCAATCCATAATTTGATATTGCATTAAGTAATGGATTATTTTGACCACGTTCTGTAGTCAAGAACCATTGCGGACTTCTAATGTCGTCGAATCCTACAGGTGTCATGCATACTGATTTAGGGAGCAGTTTACGAACTATATTAGAAGTTTTGATGTCAGTTGACAATCTAATGGAACTACCTACGAACGATCCATCGCCAAGTAACACACCCATGACATAAGGATTGATTGGGAGATCACGCTTGTTGAACTTAATTGATTCAACAATTGGAATTCTCCATTTGCGATGTAATGTAGATCTTATGTATGCTGTGTCAATCACTAACCATGGTTGATTTCTAGCTTGGTGATTGTTGGTTCTTGATATCCAAAGATGTTCTTCATCAACAAGGACGTTCGAGCCATCACTGAATACAACTTCGAAGACCTTCAATAATCCTCTTGGATAGATGCCGGTTATGGATGTTATATTTCCATTAGCATCTATAACTGGATCTCCAATAATGAAATCCTCAATCTTCTTAAATCCATTAGGAGTTAAAATTGAGGTTCCATGTGGATGACCTTTTCCTACTCCTGACTCCCCATACACTAACATGTTAAAGAAAGGTGGGTGTTCGGTCACTTTGCGGAGTGGAAGACCTGCAATGGTAGCCGTAGTCACGCTATATCCTTAATGTCAAAAATGTCCGAATTGCTTTCTTTTGACAGAAATTTTTTGTGATCTCTAAGTCTACCATTGCAGGTCGAGCCAGGGCAAGAGGGCTGCGGATATTTACGCTTGTGGATTGTCTCGGACGGGTCGTGATCTTGTTACAAAGGTTTAAGGATGAGCTAGGGTTTCATCTAGTTCTTTCAAAAACTCTTCCGTAGGGACTGGCTTTGTCTCTAATGTAATCTCGGTGTCGTTGGCACCTGAATCATAAGATAAAGATTCAAAATCCCATCTACCAGGAAGAGTTAATTTAGCTTTCATCTTCTAACTCCTCCTCATCATCTTCATCATCTTCATCATCTTCGTCTTCGGCCCAATCTTCGTCATCTTCTTTTTCATCTTCTAGTTCCGCAGCGTCTTCATCTACGTTGTTCTTGTTTTCAATCTCATTCATTTTCGCTCCTCTATGTTGACAATCACAATAAGTACCGCCAGGACAACGATTATGCTGTAGTCCATTTTTACAAAAAGAACAAATCATGTGTTAACCTGAACGAAGGTCCATGCTGCTATGCCGCAACAGATCAATATGGACAGTAGTGACAAGCCTATTATGACAACAAAATCCCATCTTGGCTTGCCTTCCGCTGATAATTCAAAGATAGGATCATTCTGGCCTTGAGAGTTTGACATGCTCCTCCTCTTCTATAGTAAGCGATCTTAGATGAACTATCGCCATCATCATTGAATATGTACCAGGAGTAGGATCTGAATAAATGTGCCTAGTAGAAATTACCTTATAATCTCCTGTCCTTCCTCTTGTATATACTGTAACATATTCATCCACACGAGGTGGAGAATCTATTTTTGTTTCTGCTAATTGATCTTTTGCAAGAAAAAATTTAACTATCATGCTTTCTTCTCTCTCTCTTCTCGTTCTTCTTGAATTTCCATTTTCAATCCATGAAACTGCCATCCAATTCCAAATCCTATAACAATGAATACTACTAGCCAAATCCATGAGATCATGGTGCATACCATCCTTCACGTGACGATGGTTGACCAGCCGCTATATAACAAGGTGTGCAGAGGAAGTGACCATTTCTAGGATTCAATGTACCTTCCTCTTTCCAAACATAGTCATCGGGTGATAGATCTTCACCTGTATATTCGGGTGAGTATTCAGATAACTCATTTGGTGTCTTTTCACACCCTATACA